CTTAACTGAAATTACCCGCGCTCGGATGACTGACTTCATGTTCTGTAGTGCTGATGGTGTTTACTACCATGATATAGGCAAGGATACGATGAATAAGGCTGCTATCAAAGGGATGCAGACAACTACTATGCCCTTTGCTACAGGTGGTGCGCCCCGTAATAAAGACGAGGCACCGGCAGCAGAGTTGGCTATTATTCTTACTAAGGTTGAACTAATTAGTCCTATTGAGGCAATTAAAGAGTTAAATAAGATGGATGGATCGTATGCACCTGAGAAGCACGTTAATCTTAATTTGGAAGCTAGTGACTTAACGGATGAGCAACTTATCGACATTATCACAAGAGGAAGCCGCGACCGAATATCTGAAAAGGCGGAAAGCACGGACTAGCCTACTAGACTTCTGTCAATATACTTTACCAACTTATGAGACACCAGCCCATATTAAAGCCCTGTCAGACGCACTAGAACGGGTCGAGAGGGGCGAATTAAAGAGACTGATAGTAGTTATGCCCCCTCGCCATGGTAAGTCTGAGTTGGTAAGCCTACGGTTTCCATGCTGGTATCTGGCAAAGCACCCTAAAGATTATATAGTCCAGGCGGGATATGCTGAATCTATTGCTTTAACGCATTCACGGCGGGCCAGGGACATATTTATATCTCCTGCAATGGGTAAACTATTTCCTGATATTTTCTATCGCCCTGAGAGGGCTGGTCAGGAATTGGTTGTACCGGAACGGCAGGCAGCCCATGAATGGGGGACTAGGCAACGCGGTTCATATTATGCAGTAGGCATCGGTGGTGGTTTAACAGGCCGTGGTTTTAACCTCGGGATTATAGATGACCCGGTTAAGGATGAGGAAGAAGCGACAAGCCAAGTCTACCGTGAAAGAGTTTGGAGCTGGTACACTACCGTTTTTCAGACCAGAGTACAGCCCGATGCTGCCATTATTATAGTTATGACCCGGTGGCATGAGGATGATCTAGTTGGTAGGCTGCTAACCCTATCTTCTAAGGACAAAAAAGCCGACCAGTGGGAAGTGTTACATTTCCCGGCTATAAAGGACGGCAAAGCACTATGGCCTGAACGATACCCCATAGAAGTGCTTGAGCGATTACGGGCTGGGCAGGCTGACGATCCTAACGAGCCAGGGCGCGGCAGTAGGGCATTTGAAAGCCTTTACCAAGGAAACCCCACCATGGCAGAGGGCGAACTGTTTAAGCGTGAATGGTGGAGGTTCTTTACCGAACGACCCAAATTCAATATGATACTACAGAGCTGGGATACAGCTTTCAAGGACAAAGACCAGAATGATTTTTCCGTTTGCACTACCTGGGGAGTGACCAACGAGGGCTACTACCTGCTCAATGTATGGCGGGATAAGGTTCAGTTTCCAGAATTAAAGATAGCTGCCAAGGCGTTATATGACAGGGATAAACCCAATATAGTCTTAATAGAGGACAAAGCCTCCGGGCAATCACTGATCCAAGAGTTACAGCGCGATACTAAAATACCTCTATTGCCCATTAAGGTGGACGCTAATAAGGTGGCTAGGGCTAATGCCTGTACGCCAACGGTAGAAGCTGGTAAGGTATTCTTACTCAAATCAGCCCCGTGGTTGATTGACTTTACTGATGAAATGTCGGCCTTCCCCAATGCTAAACACGATGATCAAGTTGACAGTTTCACTCAAGCACTTAACTTCCTGAGATTAGAACCTGAACAGGAAGAAGAAGTAGTTATATACGATGCCATGCGCGAAGTAAACATGGATCTGTAAAAGGGAAAAGTTATGGTTATAAAAGCTGATAAGGTGGCTCAATACGCCCCCGGCGGAGAACTAGAATCAATCTTGATGGAAGCAACTGCTGGCGTAGAGGCTGACTTGCGTTTAGAAGATGCCGGATGGCAGAATTTAAGTGGCACCACAAGCGAAGTTATACCTGCATCGAATAGGATAGCCAACCTTAAGCTGTCCCGGCTATATGCAACCAAGGATCCGCTAGGTAAGCAGGCTATTAGATTATGGACTGATTATACATTCGGCACCGGCATGACTTGGAGCTGTGATGAAGATGGAACGAAGAAGGTCTTAGAGGCGTTCTGGAACAACCCGGCTAACGCTAAAGTCCTTTCAGCTGCCGGACAACGTAAGTCAAGCAATAAGGCGCTGGTAGATGGTGAGGTTTTCTTTGCTATATTCCTTGGGGCTGAAGGACAATCCAAGATACGCTTTATCGACCCGCTCGAGATTACCGAGATTATAACTAATATAGACGACAAGGATGATGTCAAATATTATAAACGAGAGTGGTCTGACCCGACTGGTAAGCCGCACCAAGACATTTACCAAGATATATCAAACCCCAAAGACGAGGGCGAGGTAGACTCAACCGGGGCAAAAGTACAAAAGACTCAAGAGGCTCTAATACTCCATGCTATATTCAATTCATCTGATCAGCGCGGCAATCCGCTATTACTCCCAGCGCTTGATTGGATAGTGCAGTATAGGCGGTTCCTGGCTTCTCGTATTGCTATCATGTTGGCTCTGGCTCGGTTCGCCTGGAAGAATAAGACACTTGGCGGGCAAGCTAGGGTTGACGCTATCAAGGCCAAGACCAATGACAAAGAAATCAAGGCCGGGTCTACCATGTTGGAGAACCTCGGCTCAGATACTACACCCATCAAAGCCGATACCGGGGCTAAAGGCGCTTATGACGATGCCCGAATGGTTAGGTTACAGATATGTGCTGCAGTAGGTGTTCCCGAACAGTATTTCGGGGACATAAGTACCGGCAACCTGGCAACAGCTAAGACGGTCGAGCTACCCATGCTCAAGATGTTCACCTCTTATCAATCGTTATGGTTGAGTATTTATAAAGCAATAAACACCGTGGTACTCAATCATCGAAATATTGCACCTGATAAGCAGTATGTTGACATGGACTTCCCTGCTATAGCCCCTGAGGACGTATTCATGGCGGCTCAGGCTATCGTAGCTATCTTGGGTGCTTTGCCTGAGTTCAAGCGGTCTGATGATGTTAAACAAATTGCCCTATTAACCATGGGTATTAACGACCCGGCGGCTGTCCTAGAGTTCCTTAAAAATCTACCACCGGAGGAACAGCCCCAATTACCGGGGCAAGCGCCTGGTAAAGAAACCACGGAAGCAGCTTTAATCAATGCCTTAAAAGGATTAAGGGAGAGCTTACAAAAGGAGAAATAAATGCACTGTATTGAATGTGGCGGTAAAGGGTTTATTGAGTTAAACGCTGGGCTAATGAGGATAAGTTGCGAAACCTGCGATGGTACAGGAGAAGTAGATGACAGTAATACAGGAGCTAACGGAGATAATCAATCTACTGGAAGCGGGAATGCCGGCGGACATCAACAGCCCCCAAAGCCAAAAACTAGAGGCCGCGCTAAGAATAAAGCTAAGTAAGTATTTCCGGGCGCTGGCTACTGCCTTCCCTTATTCAAGTATAGACAAAGTATATACACGCAACGTCAAGGAAAGCGCGGAGTCTGAGGCTGATGATGTTGTGGAGCCGTTGTTAAGGTTCTTTACTAAGGACTTGAGCAAGATACTGGTTGACGGTGTAACTGAGGCCTATCTGCAGGGTGCAGTTGAGATGATGACCTACGGGCAGACCAAGTTAGGAATACCCATACAGTTTGAGGGTCCGCCAATCGATGAAGCGATTGCATACGCCAAAGACCATGTAACCAAGGCCAAGCTAGTTGACGGTATTAACCAGACTACCCGGAAGCAAGTCTCGAGGGTAATATCTGATGGCATCAAGAATAAACGGGGTATCCCAGGTATTAAAAGCGATCTACGTCATAAGCTGGACTGGATGGCTAGGGGTGCGCCTTCAGAGATTAAAGGACAGACCCTAGCGTCAAGGGCTCAAATGATAGCCCGGACTGAAACAAACGATGCCCTCAGTCAAGCATCCATGGACAAGATGAGGGATATGGGGATAGACGGTAAAGAGTGGCTGACAGGCGACCCATGCGAAATCTGTGCCGCTAATGAGGCAGATGGGGTAATCCCCCGCGAGCAAGCATTTTCAAGCGGTCATGTAAGGCCACCTGCACACCCTAACTGTAATTGTAGTTTAGCCCCAGCGATAATAAAGAAGTAATTATAACCCGGAGGTCATTATGGCAAAAACAAAAGAAGCAGTACATCCGC